CCTGCTGTTAAAAAAGAGCCTCCAATTTTTAATAAAGCACCAAAACCTGCTGATGCTGAACCGTAGATTCCAGATCCAATTATTATATAACGATAATATGTAGAATCTATATTACTGTCAAAAGTAACTGTTGCAGCATTAGATGCAGTTATAGTCGATAAAAGAACCATGTCACCTGCTACTGCAGCCCAACTAGCAGCACTGCCATTAGTAGTTAAGAATTTTCCTGATTGACCTGACTGACTTGGGTAAGTAGCTTTAGCATCTAGCTGTGTTTGTATTGCAGAAGTTACGCCATCTGTATAATTAAGTTCTGCTGCAGTGCTTGTAAGTCCTAAATTAGTTAAAGCTGTAGAAGCTGAAGCTAAATCAGAAAGGTTATTTGAAACATGTGCGTACTTAGCATCGGTTTGTACTTGTGTATAAACATTACTTACACTAATAACATTATAAGCTAATACTTCTACATGATCATTAACAGCAGCTCCAGATGCTAAAACAATAGAAGTTCCATTAGTAGCTGTAAAATCTGTAGCTAATACTAATTTAATACCGTTTAAAAATACATCTGCAAAGCCTACAGTATAACTAACACTAAAAGTTGTTTGCCCTGCAGTAGCTGTAAAAGAAGTACGTGAATAAGCTGAACTACCTACAGTGGCCCAAGAAGCTGCTGTGCCATTTGTAGTTAAAAATTTTCCTGAATTACCAGATTGACTAGGAAGAGAATCTACATCTCCAAAAGAAATTGTTCCTGACGCATTAGTAATAAGAGCTTGTCCACTAGTACCGTCCGAAGTAGGAAGTGTAAAAGCTGTTGTAAAAGCTTGTAGATTCGTATCAAAAGCTAATACATTTGTACCAATAACTAAACCTAAACTAGTCCGGGCTGCTGCTGCAGTAGTTGCTCCTGTACCGCCATTAGCAACAGGTAGTGTACCAGTAACACCAGTTGATAAAGGCAGTCCAGTTGCATTAGTTAATACTCCTGCACTAGGTGTTCCAATATTAGGTGTTGTAAGAACTGGGCTTGTTAGTGTTTTGTTTGTAAGAGTGTCAGTAGTTGCCTTACCTACTAAAGTGTCTGTAGACGGAGGTAAGGTTAATACTACATTACCAGAATACGTTGAGTGAGCAGATGATTGTAATTGTGTGTAATGAGCATTACTTGTTTCACAATAAAATTTAACATTAGATACTGAACCTGAATTTTTTAATACAATTTCTCCAGATTGAATATCTACATTACCATCTATTCTAACTACCCCAGTTCCATTAGGGGTTAAAGTAATATTGCCATTAGAAGTAGAAACTACATCATTTCCATTTACATCTAAATCACCGCCTAGCTGTGGTGTAGTATCTTCAACTATATTTGAAAGGGCTGATGATGAAGCTAATCCTGCAACTAATGTACTTCTTGAAATTTTCTTTAGTCCACCACCAGAAGTATCTACTGCAAGTAATACATCATCACTAGCTACAGTAGAAATTTCTGATAAATCTCCAACTGCTGTAGATGCAAAACCTGTTCCGTTAGCGACTAACAAATTACCAGTAGTATTTGTAGCTGTTTGAAAAGTAGTACCCTTTACTTCCCCAGAAGAACCATAAATAACTGCTTTACTATTTACAACTGTTCCTGCAGTAGAGCCATCTACTAAATTTAATTCAGTTGCAGTAGATGTAACACCATCAAGAATATTTAACTCAGCAGCTGTGGAGGTTACTCCATCTAAAATATTTAATTCAGCTGCAGTAGATGTGACACCATCAAGAATATTAAGTTCAGCTGCAGTAGCTGTTACACCATCAAGAATATTAAGTTCTGTAGCGGTACTTGTTACACCATCTAAAATATTTAATTCAGCTGTAGTCGCTGTTACACCATCAAGAAGATTAAGTTCTGTAGCTGTAGCTGTTACACCATCAAGAATATTAAGTTCTGCAGCTGTAGAAGTAACACCATCTAGAATATTTAGTTCAGCTGCTGTCGCACTAATTGCTGTGCCATTAAAATTTATAGCATCTAAATAGGCTGTACCATCAATGTATATGTCTCGCCACTCTTGAGTAGAAGAACCTAAGTCATAAGCACTGTCTGTGTTTGGTATAATACTACTGTTTACATCTGCTCCAAAAACAACATTATCAGTTGCAGCATCTCCAAGAGTTAATGTACCACCATTTAAAGTCGTAGTTCCTGTGACTGTAAGATTGCCACCTATGCCTACATTACCTGTCGTTGTAATACTATCTATGTAAGCATCTTTAAAATATTTACTACTTGTTCCTAAATCTAAATCGCTATCAGCATGAGGTACTAATGCACCATCTTGTAAAACCATTTGTTTTGCTGCTGCACTAGAAACTTCAACATAAAACTCCCAAGTATTACCGGTAGTAAGAATTTTATTTAAAAAATCTTGATCACCAATAGTATGTATATTACCGCCTTCTCCTGCTGACCCATCATGTCTATGACCAGTTGTACCGCTACTTGCATATGAAAAAGCAGTTAGTAATTGATTATATTCATTGTTAAATAACGCAGCAGTAACTGTATCGCCATCTGAAAAACTGCTTTGTCTAGTATAACTTGTAGCCATTATTATCTCCTACCAGAAGGTCTATAGTCTATATAGAATCCATTTATTGAGTATGGCGCGTTTGTATCTTCACTAAATAATTTTAAAGCTACATTATGTCCACTTCCCTGTACAGCTTGTCTAACCATTGGATCAGTCGATCCTCCAAATATTCCTGTACCAAATACTGCTGTGCCAAAAACTGTTGGTAATGGCACATTGTCTAAAGGATATGCTGAAGGTTGAGGTTTAGTATTATCATCAAAATCATAAGAAACTTTTAAGTTAGGCTGTATTGAACCTTCAGGTGTTAAAGACATTTTTACATAATGCATTGTCTTTAATGTTCCTGCATCACCAAAATCTAAATTAGGTGTTTTGTATCTAGCTTTAATATTTGTTTGAGTTCCTGCAGGATTAAAATCATTTCCTGTATTATGATTATAAACATAGCCATCTTTATCGCCATGATATATTTTTTCTACACTATCACTATTAAGACCTGATGTAAAACCGTGTGCTTGTATTCCTTCTGTTTCTGACCATTCAAAACCCTGTGGTGTTATAGTACCTATGATTCCTTTAGAAGCAGAAGTAGCTGCTACAGAAGAACTATAAAATAATCTATATTGAGACTTACTTCTTAGTACTGCGCTAGTTATTATAAAACTATTTATAGAACTTGCAATGTCAGATATTAAAGATTGAATTTGTCTAGAAACAGAACTTAACTCTACGTCACCAATACGCGCTGTACCTGCAACCAAACGTAAACCGTCTGGGCTTAAAAATAAAAGATCGCCTCCAATTTCTTGAATGCTATGTCCATCTAAACATCCTACATTTTTAGTTATAGGCACAACAGCAATAGAAGCTGCATCATTAATGTTTACTAATTTATAAATACTATTTTTACAAAATATAATCAAGTCACCACGAAAACTTTTTAATCCGACTACTTGATCATCTAATACAATACTTCCTGCACCACTACCTGAAAAACTATTTATATCACTTGTGCTACTATAATATATTGTATTAAGAGCAGTGCTTGCTCCTGCGACTACTAAGTGTTTATCATGTATTGTACAGAACTTTGGATATACTGAACCATCTACAGTAACTTCTTCATAAAAAAAAGTTCTAGTAGTTAATGCTCCTGTGCCTGTCATTTTAAATATTGCAGGTTTGCAACCAGAACCTTTATCAGTAATAGCTACTTCACCATATAAACCATTACCTTCAAATAAAGAAAAAGTAACTTGACCTTGTGTTGTTCTAGCTAATGTACTACGACCTGTAAATGTAGTGTGGTTATCTCCTGCACTATCTACACTGGCTTTATTTATTTGTAGCCAAGTAGAGCCGTCTAAACTAAAATAAAGATTAGTTCCTGTTGCTGCTATTACTCCATCTGCATATACAAAAAGACCTAATATACCATTAGAGCTATTAGGATTAGTATCGCCAAACTGAGTATAGCCATTTATTCTTCTATAGCCACCGTCAGGATCAACTTCAAAATTTAAAAGTTCAGTAGCAAAACCCGGCTGCTGAAGCATTTGAAATTGATTTAAATTAGTATTTAATCCACCTTGACAAGATAATCCAAATGCTTGCATAGTTAATCAAACCTTACTCTATCATCAGACATGTATATAGGGGCAGTACCTATTAAATTTTCTCTCATGCTTCTTAACCCTTTTTTAAAATCTTCCAAAGCAAAAGCTGCCATTTGAGGGTTATCTTTAAATTGATGTGTATAGTATCTAGCTTTAGATAATATTACTGTTTTATATACATCAGGAAAAACTATAGTATCGTCATGTGCATCTAGTTCTGTTGGTAAATCATAAGCAAAAAACCAGACTTTATAAACTTGATCAGGTATTGGGCTTAACCCAAACTTTCTTGCATCAGGGCTTCTAATAACAAAGCGAGGTTCACCACCTACTGCCTGATCAGCATCATCTGCATTTTCAGATGTACGCCTAAAATCTTTCCATTGTTCTATTGTAATAAATCTTAAATTTTTAGAAACATAAGGAGCTACTTCACCGCTGACTCCTACTGTTGTTAAATAAAAATTATCCCAATCAATAGACCCATAATCATCTTTAACAGATGAACTAGCAGCTTTTAATTCGTACCATCTAGTTCCTGCTGTAGTATCTACAGAAACATTACCATACATAGGATCAGTAGCTCCACTTTCACCTGTAGCTAAAAAAGGCCATTGAGGTTCTTCATTAGCTATATCTAAGTATGCTCTGTTGATACAATCTTTAGCATGTTGTTGTATTCCTACAGCATTAGAAAAAGTTGCTGAAGTTAAGACTACTTCATTCAACTCTCTTAATAATTCATTTGATAATTGTAAAAATGTAGTAGCCATAATTATTTCACAAGTTGTTTGCTGT